CTAATCGAGGTGGTCAATCAATAATGGATAGCATGCCTGGAGTTGGGGGTGATATAAAATTTAGATTATCCAGAAAAACTTATAAAAATTACATTAGGCAAAGAATAAATAGCACTATAAAAAATATAGATATAGTAACAAGAGAGAGATTGAAAAGAGCCATAGTAAAAGGATTAGGAACGGCTACTTCTAAATCTGTTTTTATTAATTCTTTAAGAAGTGTTGGAAAGAAAATGGGTAAGGCTAGATCTGAATTAATAGCTAGAACAGAAGGACTCCAGGCATACGAGTACATGAAACATGAAACTGCGAGGATAAACGGAATCAAATATAAAACTTGGAGTGCCTTAGGTCCCAGAACTTGTCCTTTCTGTTTAGAGCTAGATGGGGCAGAAAAGAAGATGGATCAGAAATTTGAAAGCGGGCTAGGAGATGTTTTGTTTCCACCACTACATCCTAGTTGTGAATGTGAGGCTACTTATTTTGAGAAAGGATTATTCGAGCAGAGTCTTTGTTCAGAAAAGATGAATAAAAAATATACTCCTATGGACAGGGCTATTGGGCAAGAAGGCTCATGTGTTAATCCTAATGCCTTATGGGCAGGCGGAGAAAGCCTAGTAGGTTCTGATAAAGAAATAGGGAATTATTATAGGAGAATTAACCAATCTAAACTTGAATCTTCCAAGGCTAATGTTTGGACAGAAGCAAGGGCAGATTTATCACCAGAGGGAATATTTCAATTACAATTAAAGTTAGATAATTAAACTGTTCAGATAGTCTAATTGTTTGGCATCTTTACTTAGTAAAGTGTATGAATAATATATGATGAAGGAAAATAGATGCCCCACTTGCAATCATTTACTTTTTAAAAGTACTGTGATTGTAGAGGCAGAAGTTCTTTGCCCTAAGTGTAGAAGAATACATTATTCTGGAGACGCAAAGCCAGAAGAGCGGTTGCGAGGTAAAGATTTTCAATCAAAATCTTTAGAAATTTTATGTAAAGATTGTGGTAGATTATCTTTAAGAGTAGTTGGTGGTAAAGGTATTTTAGAAGTAAAATGTCCTTACTGCAAAAAATTGCACACATATAATGCTAAAGAATTAGCAGAGCACACTCATAAATATTCTACCTTTGATAGAGCTAGATGGGGTAAGTAGTTTTGCACTAAGTGGATAACCTCTACTTAATTGCTAATTATTTAAAAAAGTGCTATATTGTAGATAGTGATAAATGTTCTTGACAATTAAATAGTATTCAAAATTAGGCTTAACCAGCCTGAGATCCCTAGAGGACCGACTAAATGGTTATGCATCAAAAAAGATTGATTAGAAGTAATTTTATAAGTGTACTTGCTTATAAAATAAAAGAGGATTAAAAATCAAAGATGTGTGCTAGTCGGTCTTTTTTGATGCCCAAAAAGCAACAATCTTCTTTTGAAGAAATCATCTTTCTTATAAAATTTATAAACTACAAATTACAAATTCATAAAACTACAAATTAATAAAAGTATAAATTAATAAACCTTAATTAACCTTCATAAATAACTATTGGTATGTTCAAAATAACAATTCCTATTCAGAAGGCTAAAAAAGGCAAAAACGGCATATTGTTGGTAGAAGGAATAGCTAGTGATGACACTATAGATAGAGACGAAGAACGATTCGACAGAGGAGCTTTACTTAAAATGGAACAGAGTATTCGTGACGCAAATCTTCCAATTAGGTTGGAACACGAAAACAAATTCTATACAGAAGTTGGTATTTGGAAAGAAGCTACTTTGACTAAGGATAATAAATTAGAAGTCAAAGGTGAAATTGATACCAATTTATCTTTAGGTAAAGATATAGAAGTTCTTTTAAGTAAGGGTAAAGAAATGGCTTTATCTGTAGGTGGTAAAGTTGTAGAAGCTGTGTATGAGTACAGTAAGGAACTGGGTAGAACTGTTCGTACATATACAGATGTCTTGTTAGAAGAAATCTCCGTAGTAGGAGCTCCTTCTAATTACAATGCGTCACTATCAATAGGTAAATCTGTTGATTGGAAAAATCTTACTAAATCTAATGCCAAAGTAGTGAACTATACTACAGAGGCTCAGAAATTAATGTCCGTATATAAAAATATGACATCTATTTCTACAGAACGATTTATGGAATTATCTAGTGAAAATTCTGAGACAACTAAATTATCCTTTGAGGACATGACAAAGGGGGTAATAGAAATTGTACAGAGTAAATTTTCTCAGGAACAACTTGGTAAAGATTACGAAGTAGCTTGTGATGAATATGAATCTTATGGAACAGTATCATTGAGTTCAGCGGATTTACAAACCATCATTGAGATTACTAAGTTTTTGGACCAGGTAGATATTCCAGAGGAAATGCCTATTCCAACAGGATTAGATGATTGGGAATTTGTGAACGAATTGCCAGAAGAATCATTTATAATTCTGTCAGATAGAAGTAAGGTATTGCCACATCACAATACAGATTTTACTTTGAACCGAGAATACGTTGCCTACGCCTTAAAAAGCTTATTTGGTGGACGAGGATATTTTAAACCAAAAGATTATTCTATTTCCATCAATCATCTTTATTATCATTTAAAAGAACTTTCTATGTTGAAGACAGAACAGAAAAGTTCAATTAAGAAAGATAGTAAAAAAGTAGCGGTAGATTTTACTACTACACAACTTGACCTAATGAAGAGATGTTATAATTTCCTTCAGGATGGTGGAGAGGATATTCCTGCGTTAGGAGAAGAGGTTTTATCGTATGATAAAGTTCTACGACTAGCAAAGGGCTATGAATATCTAATAAATAATAACTTAATCAAGGATAGTATGTCTAAAGACTTAAAAAAGAATGAGGAAGAAAAAATTCCGAAAGAAGACGAGGTAAAGGAGGAAGAAATTGTAGAAGAAACTACCGATGAAAAGACTACTGAGGAGAAAGAGGAAGAAACTACTGAGGAGGAAACTACAGAAGAGAAAGGGGAAGAGAAAGAAGCTGATGATAAGGAAGAAAAAGAAGAAAAAGAAGAAGAGGAAAAGGAAGAAACTGAGGAAGAGGAAGAAGTAGAAAAAGAGGAAACTGAGAAAAAAGAAGAGGACGAAAAAGAGGAAGAAGTAGAAGAAAAAGAGGAAGAGGAAATTAAAGATGAAGATGCAGACGCTCCAGCCGAAGATGCTGATGAAAAAACAGAGGAAGAAGCTACTGAAGAAGTAGAGGAAGATTCCGATGTTGAAAAAGCGGATGTTGAAAAAAATATTGTGAAGAGTGAAGATGTTTTGTCAAAGAAATTTGATAAATCTATCAATACCATGCAAAAATCAATTGGTGACCTAGAGACTAAATTGGAAAAAGTGGCGGGTGTAGAAAAGAAAGTAGAAGACTTATCTGTTTCTATTGACGCTGTTGCCAAAAGTCTTGCTACAATTAGTGAGTATGTAACTACTCGAAAATCTGTTAAATCTTTCCATATTTTGGAGAAAACTTTTTCAGCAGACGAGGTAGGTAAACCAAATTCTCACCAGGAAACAGTTGATAAATACATGGAAGAAGGAATGACTTTTGCCCAAGCTTACGCTAAAGCAAAAACAGAAGAGGAAGCTAAATAATTAACTAAGGACGCAAATTTAAATTGAAAAAGATATGACAAAAGATTTAAACAAAGTGTTGGATGATGTTAAGAAAACATTGTCTACTCCAGCGTATACTAACCCAGCTACTCTAGTCCTTGTTCGAGAAAATCTTTCAGGTTTTATCAACAGACTAACTGAGAAAGAAACACCAGTTAGAGACCGATTGACTAGAAAAAAAGGTAGCGGATTAGCAGCTTCTTGGAATGTCCTAACTGCAATGGGTGTCGGAAATGCTCCATTTGCTGAAGGAGGAACTCCAGCTGAAGATGCTTCTACTTACGCTCGAAGAAGTGCTGTTTACAAAGAGCTTGGTAAAAAGAAATCTATTACCGACAAAATGTTAGCAGCCGGTGCTACTTTTACTGACCAGGAAGCTGAGCAGACAGAAGTGGCTATCAGAGAAGTTATCCAAGATGAAGAAAGCCTAATTATTACGGGTGATACAGGGGTATCAGCATTGCAATTTGATGGCTTAGCAGCTCTTGTTACTACTAATCTAACTGATGACGGTAACAACGCTCTAGGATTTAGAACAGAACTTATTGATAATGAAGTTGCTAATTTAGTAGATAATTACGGCGTGCGACCAACTGCTATTTATTGCTCATGGGGAATGCAGAAAGCTATTAACGAATCACTAGCAGGTGATGTTAGAGTTAATCTTGACCAGACTAATGAAGTAAGTACAGGAGTTAATGTAGGATTCATCCAGACAATGATTGGTAAAATCCCAGTAATCCCTACATTTGCAATCGCCGACGATAGTGCTACTTACGCTGGTAATACTGTTTCTGATATCTATGTTGTTACAGAACAATCTAGAGGAGAGAAAGTTTTATACATGGAAGATTTATATCCACTTGGAAAATCTATGTTAGATAGAACCGGTGCGGCTATTAATTTCATGGTGACTGAGTGTACTGTATTAGTTTGTCGAGCGGAAGAGTTCCAAGCTATAGTTCAAAATGTTAGAATTGCTTAGTATTTGATACAGGGCAGGTATTATTTTTACCTGCCCTTCTAACTAATAATAATGATAGGGTATTACGTTATTAATTTAGAGATGATTTATAACTTATCCCTTTAATCTCGAATTTTATGAGTTTAAAACGAAGACTATCCCAAGTATTGGGAGCTATAAAAAAAGGTTACGCAGTAGATACTTTGCAAGGCGAATTTCCGTTAGTCCAAACAGAGGTAGCTTATGGAGCGGCTTCTGCTGTTCAAGTGCTAGCCTCAACTGTTTTGACAGCGGCGGAGCAAGAGGTTGATACAGGATTGGCTTTACCTACAAGAGAGTTCAGAGCATTATCTGTTACAGGTAATCAGGCATCTGTAGCTGGTATTGTAAGTATTGCCGGTAGAGATTGGGCGGGCAGAGCATTTGTGGAAAATATTACTTTATCTGGTGTTGCTACCGTTTTAGGTGATAGACCATTTAAGGATATTGATAAGGTAACATTGCCAGTTCTAGTAGGGGCTGGGGACGCTGTATCAGTTGGTATGTGTGATAAAATTGGTTTGAAAAGACCAATCGAAGCAACTGAGGACTATCTAGGGTTACTTAGAAAGGCACAAGCGGCGACTGAGTTTTCAGCAGAGGCTGGATATACAGTAAATGCTACTTACGGAACTGTTTTGCCAGGAACTATTATTGTGGCAAACGATTCTTTCCAATTAGCTTACGAGACAGAAATATTCTAAAGATATTACTTCTTATCTGCTCATCTTAATTGCTAAGGTGAGCAGGGTAAGGTATAATATAAGTAACTAAAATATATTTATATGATAGACGTAAAAGGTTTTACTTCTGCTACTATTGCAGATTTAATGAAAGATAAAAATCAACCTAAAGTAAAGAAGTATTTTGTCGCAGATGCCGAAGGCAATGTTACTGATATTTACTATGGACCAAATAATTTGGTTAGTGGTGAAGCGTGTCTACGACAAAGATTTGAATACACTACCATTAGTGGTGTCGGAAGTGTTATTCAAAAAGAAGCATGGGAAAACGCCAATTGGGGCGGAGCTTCTTGGGATATTGTATAATCAAAGAATCTTCACTCTCATAAGGCTGTAAGGGGTTCATACCTCATAAAGTAATATTAATAATTAACTTTGTAACAGTATATGGGAAATAAAACACAAGTTGTTCATCAAGGACAGCATCCTTATAGACACAAAGCACAAGAAATTCTTTATGCCAGACTAGGAATACAAAAGAATGTAAAAATTGCCTTAGATGAATTGTATAACATGTCTGGTGGGACTTTATATTGGAAAGACCCAGCGGCAACACCTGCAAATTTACCTTTAACAGGTAATGCAGTGAATGAGGCTAGAATAGTACAAGATGACGGAGATGGAAACCCAGCTCTGTATGTTTGTATTGCAACAGTAGGAGATTTAGCCGCTCAATGGTTAAAATTAGCTGATGTTGATTGGGGAAATATTTTTGACGGTACAGTATTAGATGGTGACCTAGTGAAAAGGTTAGGAACGGTGCTTACTAAAGTAACTGGTATTTCTGAACTGCTAATAGTAGCCGCTCATGCGCTTGCTACCTTTACTCATGACGCAGGAATTAAAGAGGTAGGAGAGACGCTAAATAGTTTTAATTTAAATTGGACTTATAATAGAAACGGAGATAATCCAACTTCTCAAACAATCACTCAAGGGATTGGTGCTGTTACAGTAGCCGCTAGAACTTATGCTGTTGCGGGAGCTGGTTTAACTTCAACTACTGTATACGGTATTTCCGCAGTGGGTGACGATACAAACCCTACATCACTAAATGCTTCCGTCTACTTCAGACAAAAAAGATATTGGGG